GGACCAATAGATGTACCACCAAATAAACCTGCACCCCAACCAAAACCTCCAAGTTGTTGAGCGGGTCCTACAGTATAATAACATAGAATAGAAGTTGATCCTGCATTTGTTACCGGTGTCCCTGTTTCCTGGGCCGCCATTGTAATTGTAAAAGTCGTACCGCTTGGTACAGATGTAACCATAAATTTTTCATCTTCAAATGTAGCATTAGTAAATGTAGAACCACTTAATCCAGTAACAGAATCAAACAATACAATATCATCTTCTGCCAAACCGTGATTGCCTGTACAAGTTATTGTAACTGTCGTTGAACTTGATGTACTTGTAAAATTAGCTCCTGTTAAGGTAACTCTTATAGGATGAATATCGTAGTAGATACCACCTGAATATACATACAGAATTCTATTAGTTCCAATTGCAGCATATTTAATACCTGCGTTATCATCCCAATGATGAAGAGCTCTTGCTGCACCCGTTAGTTTTGACTCACCTAATTGAGCCCAACCACCTATTTTTTCGGGAGACCCATATCTAAAACGCACAAAGTCGCCATCAAACCATTGACCTTCAGCCCCTGTTTCTGTAACTTGTTTGTTAAATCCTGGTGCAAATCCTAATTTTTGTAACATATAAAAACCTGTTTATTAGGTATTATATCAGATTGTGAATGATTTCAATAGATTTAAAGCAAGGGGAATCTGTGGTGGATCATCCCCCCGCAAGTTTAAATTTATATATTATTTTTTAGATACTGTAAAGCCTTTAAAATAACTAGGTAAACCTAGCATAGGACGCTTATCAAATTTGTTTTCCTTAGCAGATTTTTCTTTAGCATCATTATAATGTAAAAATACTTGCGCACAATTTTTGCCTTCAAAAGGTTCTCGCCAATGTTCAAGATCACAACCTGAATAAATTAACATATCTCCTGGTTCAAGATCAACTTTAATTCCAGCTTGACCCTTTTTTCCTGTTGGATCTAAATATATGGGCCATAATTCACCACCTAGGTTTAACGTAGTAGATACTTCACATGAATATCTATCTTTGTGTCTAACTAGGACATCTTCTTTTTTATAAATTCTTGCATAGGAATAAGTAGGATATAACTTTAGTCCAGTTTCATATTCCATCTTAGGATTTAAAGTTTGTAATAAAGTTTCCATAGCCATGTCACTATAATGTGAATAAGTGTTTGGAACTTGCGCATCATTCCATACACCATACTCTGTATTAAAAGGTGACAAGTATTTTTGATCAAATAAAAATCTAGCTGCATTTTTTTTATTTAAAAAATAACTGTAGACAAATTTAGCTAACTCAGGTGAGATAGCTTGTTTTAGTACTTTGTATTTATTTTTCTTGAATGACATTTAATACTCCTTTTGGTATTGCTTGACAGTTAAAATGAATAAATCTAAATGGCTCAACACCCATATCAACTATGTATTGATGAGGCATATAAGACGGAAAGAATATCATTCGACCGGGTTGACATTTATAATGCACAGCTGAACTAGCATAAGTTATTTTTGTTTTATCTAATTCTGGTAATAGATTCATTAAATTCCCTGCTCTTGGATCTTCAAATAAAGGCACAGATGTTTTATCACTAGCTTTCAAAAAATAAAAACCAGACATATGACCATTCCAATGTGTATGTAATGTATGGTGTCCACCCCCATCTTTAGCAAATTCTTGTACCCACATTTCTGTAGTAAACAATTGATAGCCACTCATATCAAAACCCATTTCTATTAATAAATTGTTAGAAGTTGCTCCGATATAATCTGTTAATACTTTAAATTTAGGATCACCTAGTAAACTTGTTGAATGATAAACACTACCTAGATCACCTTTAGTTTTATTTGTCTTGTTACGTTTATTAATATCAGGCTGCATGTTTTTTTTAGCTTGATCAATATATTTATCTGAAGCTTTATCTATCTCACTAACAAATTCTGGTGCATCACCAAACCAGATAGGACATTTAAAATAATCTTCTCTGTTTAACTTTTGAGGGTATTTAGGTTTTTTAATTTTTTTCTTTTTCATATCTTTCTTATTTAAATGGGTATCCAAGGTTCCAGATTACTAGACTATGTCTAACACCACTTTTGACCGGTTTAACTCTATGCCATACATCAGAAGGAAATACAACTAAAGAACCTTTAGATCTTATTTCTTTTAATACATGGGTATTTGCTTTTTTATCTGGATCTCTATTTCTCATATCAAATTCTAGTTCTCCACCTTTATAATCTTTGTCATTAGATAAAGATAATGTTACAGATAATTTTCTTTGTTTACCATGTGAATTAGGTTCTTCTGGTTTATGATAAGGTCTGTCCCAACTATCACAATGCCAATCATAGTACTGACCTTTTTTATATTTTGTAAATTGACAAGACTCAGAAAAATCCCATTGAAAATTCCAATTAGCATCCTTGTTAGCTTGATGTATATACGGATGAATTGCATTATAAATCCAACGTTCGTTTAACCAAACAATATCTGAATTTCTTTTCTTTTTTAAATCTTGTACTTCTTTTTTATTTAATTTTCTATTACCTAATCCACCTGTAACCGCCATTTGATCTTGAATAGATTTTGCATAACGCACAATGTCATCACACACATTATGAGGTATGGCATCTTTAAACCAATAGTAATAATTTTGTAATTGCATATGTCTTTATAAAGACAATATAAAAGAAGATTAACTAATTGTCAATTATTAGTTAGTCCAAGTCCCTGCTCTAACATTTGTATATACCGATTGCATTGACCAAACTCCTGGTGCAGTTCCTGGAAGTGGATATGCAGGTTCTTTAATAATTACTACACCTGGTCCACCTGCTCCACCTACTACTGCACTTTGACCAATAACTCCATTACCACCATTACCTGTATTATTTCCACCAGCTGCGCCTGCAACACCTGGAGCACCTACTGCACCAGTATTTCCAGCATGACCACCACCACCGCCTCTTGCATAAGTCACTGGACTTCCTGTAATTGTATTTGCTACTCCGGCACCACCAGCACCACCTGTTGGACCAGGGGATCCAGCACCACCGGTACCACCAGCACCTCCACCACCGCCAGAATTTAATGCAGGGTCACTTCCACTACCACCAGCACTACCTTGACCCGGACTTGTTGGAGGAGTGTTACCTGAACCACCAGATTTACTATCATTTGAATTACCACCAGAACCTGACCCACCATCTTTGTTTGGGTTTGGTTCGTTTGCACCACCACCACCAGTAGATGTTACAGTTGCACATCCTGCATAATTAAAAACTGAATTTACACCCCGAACACCAGCTGCTCCACCACCACCTACTGTAATTGTATACGAAGCACCGCCTACTACTGGAACTGCAGATCCTCTTGTTGGACTTGGTGTAGTAGGTCCTGAAGCTCTATATCCACCAGCACCACCACCAGCACCACCATGATAAGTAGCAGGAGCAGATGCATAATCTCCACCACCTCCACCAGCTATTACTAAATAATCAACACTAGCTGATGCTGATGCTGTAAAAGTTCCTGATGCTGTAAATGTAGTTGTTTCTGCTGGTGCACAAGTTGGGGGATTATATGTATTACTTACACCTATTATCCCGCCGTTTTGTGCGCTGTTTGTGGGGCTTCCCATATCTTAGTTCTCCTTATGCGGATACCCAAGCTAGTGCTGATGCATCCCAATTAAAATTATTTTGTGGATCTTCGTGATCTTTTGCAGTCCATTGTTGACCTGCTTCATCCCAAGAAATTATTTTAGGAGACTCTTCTGTTCCTGTATCTGTTGGATATGTAACCGGTGCTTGCCAATCATCATTAGCATCTAATGCCCATGAAGCATGAGGCTGTGGACCTATAAATTTATTTTTTGCAGCGTCATAAGTATAACCTATGCCTGCATATTGTTTTCTAAAATTGTTATTGTAAGAAGTTTGTTTCCAAGTGCCACCTTTAAAAAAATCAATACACCATGTTTCACCATCAATGTGCTCGTCCGATGGTACGCAATCGTTGCCTACAACGACTACTCTTAATACTACGTTATTACTATCTAATTCTGCGAAATGTGCCATATCATTATTCTCCTTAAAGTTTATTTATATAATTTTTTTTCTATACTGTCAACGTTCCTGTTACAGTAAATGTTGCTATTTTATCACCTGTTGGTGTATCTGTAGTTAAAGCATTGGCTCCTGGTGCTACCGCTAAATCACCGGGTGCTAAAGGTG